TCCCTTAGACATCTTCGAACGACCTTTCATAAAACAAACCTCCAAAACACCAAAACACAAGCTCCATACTGGATCTTATGTCACCTGGCACATTTACATCAAGTATATATAATGTGCCAGGTCAAAGTCAAGCAGTTAACACCTCTTGACTAACAGGATCCGGCTTCGCCAAACCTAACTTACGCATCTCATCCAAATTTGCTGGATTATGACAAAAATCCAAGAACTCAGCAGGATCATTACCGAACCGCTTTCGTACAATCGACGGCAAGGCGTCAAAAACACCCCTTGCTTCGCGTATCTGTTCAATAGCAGACCGATAGTCAGTAACCTCCGAAAAATCGCCAAATTGGCCGCCAACGAAGCCGTTGAACCTTTCGAGAAAATCACCATCCATAACTTTCTTAAATCTCTTCATAATCAAATTAATATCACACTCATCGCGAAACGCTTGTTTCGTACGAGAAGGCTTAGTAAAAGTTTTCTGAACACGAACCATAAAATTTCTCCTACTTGAAAATATGTCTTAACGGATTTAAACGCTCTAAATATCTAATCACTTGTCCATACGTAGACTTGTCAATTTGCTCCTCAACCTTGAGACCGGGCAACTTAACATCCAAAATATCAGCATTCTTATAGGCAACAGCACTATTAGCATTATTCAATGAAGTCTGAGAACGAATCTGTTGATTCATCTCTTTCAAATTCTCATTCTGAGCCTCCAAATTTTTAATTTCCGCAAGAGCACGCTTAGCATCCATAGCAGAACTAACAGCACCAGAAAACTCATTACCTACACTAGTAGAAGCTCCACCAGAAGAGGCACCAGCGGGGGTACTAGCCCCCCCCTGATTAAAAGCAAGGATTGGATTCAATCCGGCCTCTCTCATATCCTGCATAGTACGCTGATAAGCTGTATTGCTCATACGTTCCTCAAATGCCATACGCTCCTTGTTAGAAGCATCTTGAAACCGCATTTGTTCACGAGCAATTTTCTTATTAGTCTTATTGGCCTCTCTAGCACCAAAATAATTCAAGGCACCAGCACCAAAAGCTCCAATATCAAACATAAAACCCCCTAAAAATGGTCTACAAGACCCGGTATAGCATAAACAGGCATCGGACGAGCACACACATACTTAAAGAAACAATCAAAAAGAAAATCAGGCTCAGTAGTAACGGCCTGAATACGAGACATAGGCGCATCCTCTTCAATAAACTCATCATTAAGAACTGGCAAACTAGCAAAATCTTGAGCTAAATGCCAAGAATCCAAAGTTCCAGTAGCATCAGACCGGAACAACCCTGTAATCTGAGAAGGCTTATACCTATATTCAGCATAACGCTCCTGATAACCAAAGACATCATCATCAGCAGCAGTACCCTGAGCAAAGATTTCCTTATTCAAAACAGCTTGCTCACCAATATGAGACAAAGCAGGCCAGTAGAAATCCAAACGAGTCTGACGGCTCCACATACGCTCTAGACCCTGCTGATAGTTAATATCCGCACGAACAGAAACGAGACCAATCAACAAACAATGCTCAGTAGCACTATAAGTAAAACCATGACCTTGAGGAGCACAAACACCATAGCCGGCCAACCGGCCTAAAGCATTAGATCCAGAGGTAGCAGAAGTCTGAGCAACAGGATTAATAATAACAGGAGTAGAACCACCGCCAAGATACTCAGGACGCTGCAAACGCATATCAGGAGACACAACACCAAAGTGTGATCGAACAATTTCAGTATAACGAGTACCGCCCCGGGCATCACGCTCATAAAGCTTCTGAGTTTGGAAAGCCAAACGCAGATCGTTTATAGTCGCTGCCGTGGCATCAGTCAAATCAGCCTCAAGAGACGTAGATCCAATAAATTTCAAAGGCGCAGTAGCACCAGCACCATAGCTATTAGCAGTAACAGCACCTGTAGAAGTGGTAATATACATATCACGACTAGTAGGAGCAGAACTAGTAGCTATAGCAGTGTTAGACCCTCCGACTCCAACACCAACAACAGGAGCAGAAGTACCAAGAGGCAAAGCAACATCAGGCCCCTTCTGAGGAAACGGCAAACAACTTGTAAAGTAGTCATATCTCTTACCTCTCTTCAACAGTACATAATCAGTATAAGTATCGGGGCCATCATCAACATCAACAACAACAGAGTCCTGCAAATTCTCATCACGAAACCATTCGTTCCAAATAAGATTATAGGCTCTAAAATGCAAAGAATTATAAACTAAAGAATTAACACCAGTTGGGATACCCATATAATCAGCCAAAGATCCCTCAGTAACACCACCGCCACCGGGAGCGGTAATCTGAGGTACAGTATAGTCAGTACTATCGCCCGGATTACGTTGATAACCATTAAACTTCTCCCAATTATCCCAAACAAGACGATAAGGAACAGCAAAAAAGAAAGACTCTAAATATAAATTGTCCATAATTGGAAATATGGGAGTAGACATACGAGCAAAAGCATGCATCTTCAAATTAAACGTATCACCGGGCAAAATCTCATCAACTAAAACAGGCACCAAATAACCCTCGTCAAACGTTGTCTTAACACCATGAGAACGATTAAACTTACTACGAGGGATAGCAGCCTGAGGAGCACGACTGAAAGTGTGCAAATCAGCACTAGACACAGAAGGTACAGAACCTCTTAACATAAAAACCTCTTTTTTTTTCATCCCAATGCTTCGCAGGGGGATTCATTTATCCAAAAAAACAAAACAAAAAAATAAACAAAACCAACAGTGGCTTAAACTGGGGGGAAACCCCCCAGCCCCCCCACTCATTACGCAGCAGGAGTATTACTACGCTTCAACTCGATCAAGACGGCAATCGAATGAGGAGTAGGGAGTAAATCATACTTACCTGTAGAATCATCCCAAGATCCGAACTCAAAAAGTGTAAAATCCTCACAATATTTACAAAAATTATGTTGCGGATCTTCAACATGTGAAGTCAAGGCACGAATAGCTTCGCCCTTCGATTTCATCATAAAGGGAGGAAGATAGGCTTCGGCCTTAGAATCATAAATACCAAAAACTTTCAAAATCATAAATAACTCCTTTCAATAGTACGAATTAACTTTTTAAAACGAGCCTGTTGACAACGCTCTTTAACAAGCAAACGCTTATAAGAATTGTCATCAGCTCGAACATCAGCACGCTCAGATCTAGCAATCTTCACGAGCTCAAAAGCCTTTGGATCGTCACGCTCCAAACGCTTATCATAATATCGTGGTGGTTTACACTTAACACCACGAACAACAACCTCATCAAGAGGAAAAACATCACTAGAACCATATTTGTCCAACCAACCTGAACCGATGCCCGGCTTCAAACTAGCTTGACAAAACTCAGGCAACTTACCCTTATAATAATCTTCAGCCTTAGTACCAGTCACCTTTTTAGTACAGTAACGAGCCACATAAGCAGCAGAGTCAAAAGTAAGATCTCCAACCACGCAGTGACCATAGGGCCAAACATCATTGAGGGATTGGGAAACGTAGTAACGGCAACCATTATTAACGCTCCATAACTCTTTATCAGCAAAATCTAAATTAAACAAACAGGCATGATAATGGGGACGCCCTAAATTATCGCCATATTCACCACAATAAAACGTGCGGATCTTACGATCCTTAAACTTCTGGCGAAGCCTCTTCATAAAATTTTGCATATGTTTTCGGTCTAATGAACCATTAGGACACTTCAAACTTAAATAGTGAGGGTCAAACGTCAAAGTAACAAAACAATTATCTTCATACAAACTAGCTTCGTGCATAATACGCACAGCCCACTGTCTACTACGTTCAAGACGGCAACCCATACATTGACCACAAGGTAAAGATAAATAATTGCCCACTACAGGGTTTAAACCCTTCTCAAACATCTCGTGGGCAGTCTTAGAAAATGCAATCTGTTTTTTTCCGTCAGAACGAACGGAAAAAGACGCTTGCAAAGGATGATAACATGGCATATACTATCAGAACCTTAACGACCCAGTTAATGAAAGGAGGGGAGATCTTGCAGGATCTCCCTTCCAATTTTAGGACTAAATCCTAAATCCGCCACGCATAGGTTGACGGTGGATATTCAGTGGATGCACCCACTGAGCAGTACGGGAAAAGAGTTTACGACTCGATCCCTTAGACATCTTCGAACGACCTTTCATAAAACAAACCTCCAAAACACCAAAACACAAGCTCCATACTGGATCTTATGTCACCTGGCACATTTACATCAAGTATATATAATGTGCCAGG